ATCCCATCCAGCCAGCCCCTTACGGGGCCGACATTACCTATGTAGACGAGGCTACATAGGACTCCACCGTCGTTTGATTTTTGTCGACGACGGAACAACGACACGCGTCGGTTCATCGAGCCTGCCCGAAACCATGTTTCGTAAAGCTCGAGTCCAACCATCGAGGGTGGTAACTAGTTTTGAACTTTTTAAAGTTAAAACTAGAACCTCGGTAGATTGGAAAGCAGAATTCCAGCGCATCTTAACTCGGCCCCTATTAAGGGCTCTTGCCAAGGTAAACGTTGGAACCACTCTGCAGGGGTAGGGTGATGTCATAAGACCATATGGGATAAACCCATAGATCTTTGACAACCTTTCCCATACAAGGGTAGCGCAAGCGGGGTAGCCCTGCAAAGTTATGAGATTTGCAAACGCTACGTAGGCCGCAAACGAACTGCCCGAACGCGACTCGACCCAGGGCTTCTTCAAACGGATCGGAGTGACTTGAACGCCCTTAAAGGCGTCCATGCCACAAGACTCGCGGAAGTTACCCGTGGTACAGCACTTTGCCTTGTTCACCTTTAAGCGAACGAGTTCAAGTGCTTGCATCACAATCGGAGCCCAATCTGTGGGAACGATAATATCGTCCCCATAGACAAAGATCCGATTCCCGACTTCCTGACGTTGCAGCCGCAAGCGGCGCATGACAGCAGCTACACTAATCGACCAGAAGCAGAACGCTTCAACGGGAAAGCATAAAGCTGAACCCATTGGAGCGAACTTAGCCAAAGGTAAGATACTTCCATTCGGAAGCTTCGTAGCTGTCGTCCGGGTAGCCAACAGCGAATCCAATACATCTTTGTTGTTAGCAAAGAGGTGCTGGACAAGCTGAACGGAAACCCGGTCAGAGGCCTCCTTGAGATCAATAGTAGCATACTCAAGAGTCTGCGAAGACTCGAGGGCAAGTCTACGATTAATCTCCTGATCGGAAAAGTTGATCTGACCTTTGGTAATCCGCGAGGACTCCAAATGCTGAACCAACTTTCGTCCCAGACCTTGTTGGATCCATTGGTATTCCAATGGTTCACAAGATATCAGACGAGGGCCTCTCGAATCTTTTGGCACCAGCACAACCTTTGCAACACCCGTTTCGAGGCGTTCCAAGGACTTGTACCAAGCCAAACGATCCATCAGTTCTTTCCCCCCACCAACGAGGTAATACTCGTAATAGGGGTAGACACGGTGAATACCCTTGTAGAGGCGGGCGAAATCCCACTTCTCTTCAAGACGTTCACCGGTCGCAACGGCTCCTGGACCATGTTTGGGAGTAAGCTCCTTGGGGTTAAAACCATCGAGCACCTCCCTGACGATATAGGAAGCAGCAGCCAACAAGGCCTTGCTTTCAATATCGCTACCGAGTTCGAGCTCCAATTCCGTAGCGACGAAGTTAGCGATAACTCGCTCCTCCGAAGCTTTAGAATATGGAACCTCGAGCTTGTAAAACATGAAGAGCAGCTGACGCAGATGCTTTACAGCATATGGATCAGCAGCTTCCAAGAGGCAACCATCCACATCAAAGATTCGCCGAAAGTACGCCTGCAGAAATGCAGGTATACCAGTACACTTGTGAGCTGTTTTAAACTCACGTGGTACTCGGAGGCGAAGCTCTACCAGTCCCAGATCAAGAGCCTTTCCCAACAAGGGAAGAGTCTTGGTTAGGAAAGATAGACCCTCGGCACTAAATCGATTGCACAACGTGCGTCGATCAGCGTCGAGGTCTTTTCGTGAAGTGATTCCAAGCGGGTCTTGGTCGAGAACCGACAAGGCGAAATCGAGGTAATTAACCTCGCTGTGGCTATTAGGTGTTCCCATTAAAGGTAGCACTCCGACAGTCACATGAATGCCTGGTTCCCCCCTGAAATACTATCTAAACGTGAGAGAGTATTTAACTCTCACCACGCAAGATAGCCGACGCATTGGTGGTCCCGGCGAAACCAGAACCGGAGAAGCCACCATCTGTGATGAGATCGATAATGGCAGCAGCCAAATCGAGCACGTCAGCAGTCGAGAAAACAGTGTTACGTGGTACGGCCATCGTGAAATTCGCGATCGCTTTATACGGAACACCAGCGCCATCGAGCTTTTGCTTGGAAGCAGAAACGAGATGACGATCGACAATGCCAGCACCTTTGCCTGAGTTCGAATGCTTGATTTCCAAGAATCGAGGCTCAGTTAGGGTAGAAGCACTGTCGATGCGACGAGCACCGTCCGGCAGGTAAGCCTGCAGGTTCCAGGTGAGTTCGTCACCACTCGAGTCGTCGAGGGTAAGGTTGGTAGACAACATGCGAGATTTCTCCTATGTATAGCTAGTGCGCCCAGACATTCTGGACACACAGTATTCAGCAAGAGGGTCGAAGCTACTTGGCTCCAACCATTGCCGCCATCAGCACCAGCTGATCAGGGGTTGCGCTTGACGGGGTGAAAAGACTCAGGTCAAGCGGAAGACCAACCAATCTCTCATATCGTTCAATGGTAAGATATCCTAGATGATGCTCCGGATTCGGAGCAGCATCCATGACATCATCATTGACCTGAACAACGGAAAACTTTGCTTTCAGCTTAACAGTGGAGGAAACGTCATAAACGTCCCACTTCTCTGCAGGCTGAACGCTAGCAAGCCGTGTCAGGCTTCCCGAGACATTGAAGAACCAGTCAACCACAAATGAAAGACGTGAAGTCTTCCAAATGCTGACTGCGATGTTATTCAAGCCAAGGGAAATAACGATAGCTCTCAACCACCCTATTGCATCATCAATGTGACTTAGCTGCTGGACCAAAGTGGCTCCGGCAGTAAAATCGCATTGATAATCCACTAGAGTCAACCGCGTCGTCCAACTCCTACCATTGTTGAAATCATGAGTCCAAGATTCCACATTCTGGATATCTGGCTTCTTGAAATACAACTTAGTAGGTTTCCCGTAAGTCCTTTTCAGGAATTCCATTCTTTCACGGATGGAACTTGCGAGGGACGTGAACTGCTTGAGGTCAGAAATAAGGTTATCCCAACCGAATTTCTTAGTCAAGTAGGCCGATGCGATTGTTTGAGTGATAGTGTGTTGAAGCTTCGGAATTAAAGCCGAAAGCTCAAACAGACCCTGGACAAATTCAGCACCGCTGATTTTGGCCGGGAACCGGTCCGAGAAGCTATTAAATGCTTCTTGGGCAGCAATCACTCTCTGTGAATGAGGGAGAGAAAATTCGTCCAATCCTAGGAGCCATGCTATGTCAATATTTGGCATAGCATCATCCCTAAAGGAGATCACGTAACCGTGATCAGCCCTAAAGGACTGCATGGGCAACCCATCATACCGAGCTTTAACGTGGAGCACTGGCTTGACCTTTTGGGTCTTCGGAGTTCCGACTACATCAGTGATGTACTCGTATCGCCGAAAGGATTTCCAGTCAGCTCCAAACGAGTAAAGAAAGGTAGGATCGGAAGTCCATGAACCGCGAGCGTAGATACCATCGACAAGGTCGGTAGTACCACGAACACGGGGCCTAGGAAAAGACAAGGTAAGATCCTAACCCGCAAAATGTGTTAGCACTTCACGGATAGAGAGGCCCCCCTGTG